GCGGTACTTAACCCGACCCCAGCTCGTCTCTCTCATCTCCCGAGCCTACCTCAGCTGCGACCGGCATTTGTGCAACAACGCCGATCCGATCGGCACCATTCGGAATGATCTGGTTGAAGTGTTCTAGCGCTGCTGGTGGTGGCAGGGGGCCCGACCATTGAGCCGCAGCCATGAGATGCTGCTGCTCTTTGGGTTGGGCTGGCTGTTTAGCTGCTGGGCTTGGTTTTTTTGCTGGATTCACGAGCAATTACATATTTGAACGTGTTGCCAACGCGCATTGCATCCCCACGGATTCTTTGCAGATCACTGCCTTGTAGCTCAAGGTAGCGGGGCGTCGTAGCAATTGTGGATGGTGCAGCCAGACCTGCCAACAGGCCAGCCAGAATAGCTTTGCCATGTTTCATAGTGTGACTCCCAGTGCGATTCATAGGTCTTTGATTGTAGCGTCATCCTGATATCAGGCACTAGGCGCAGGCTGTTGCCTGCTGTCCGACGGCAGCTTCTGTTTGCTCCACAGGGTCAATGTGCATTTGTCTCAAAGGGGGCGGTTGCTGCAATAAGCCGGTCGATCAGCACGACTGCATCGCCCATGGCCCGTGATGTGAGCGTCATCATGGGTTCGTAGTTCTCTGGCTTTTCGCCCAGGATGAAGGCGGCTTTGAGTGTGAGCAGTATCACAACCATCTCGGGTGCCAGGGCAATCAGGGCCGCATCTGCCGCGTTTTGTGGTCCAGTGAGTGAGCAGATGCCAATGCCGTTCAGTTCTGGCCCGTAGGTGCGGGCAATGGCGTGGGTTTCTGCTTCGCTGTAGATGCGGCAGTGGCCGTGCGGCGCTGGGCCTGTTGTCCAGGGGCCGGGCGTCCATGGGGTGCCGATGATTTCTAATTCAACTTTGAGGTCTGTGCTGGGTGATTTCATAGGGCGTGGTGGATGGATGGGGTTGATGCAAGTCAGGTGGTGGGCAGCCCTCCCGGGCTACGTTTGAAGTTCCGCAACTTCAACCCGAGAGGGCTACCCATGACGACACATGACGCAAATTCGATGGCAGCGGCTGAGCTGGCTGATCGGTACATTGAGACGGTGCTGGCAACGAAGCCAGATCAGCTAATTGGCAACGCATCGAGCTATAACTCAGACGTGGCGGGTTGTGCTCAGCGTTTGGCTGCCTTTCGGCTAGAGCTGATTAACCAGCTTTCTCAGCAGCCTTTACCTGATACTGCGGGCGATTGAGCTCCTCCTTGCAAGCTTTGTAGACCTGCGCGATTTGTTTGCCGAAACATTTCCCATCCAAGCCGTCGTATTTGTATTTAAAAACAGCAATCAGCGGCAGCAGTGCTTTGATGAGCATGTGACGTTCTCCTGAGTGAAGGTGAAAAACAAAAGCCCACGCGGCGCGGTGCCGGGTGGGCTTTTTGGTGGGTGACGGTGTTAGCGAATGCCCGTCAGCTGGGCCAGCGCCGCGAGCCGTTGCGCGTTGATCGCGGTTTGGGTTTCGCGTTGCTGGATGCGGTTAAGCAGTTCTGTGCTGCGGGCGTGCCAGTCAGGGTTGAGGGTGAGGTTACTGACCAGATTGCGCAGCGCCTGCAAATCGCGCTGTTGGGCGGCGGTGAGCGCAGTGTTTTCTTGCTTGAGCAGGGCTTGCTCACCCGCAAGGCGCACGAGTTGGTCGCGGTCGGTGGTGTCGGTCATCAAATCTCCTTGGTAATGAAAAAAGCCCGCTCGGTCTGGAACCTGGCGGGCTTGGGTTTGGATGGCGGCGGTTGGCTTTTACAAGAAGGCCTGTCTTTGCTGCCTGAGCGCATCGCGGTCGATGCTGGCGGCCAGCAGTTCCATGTCGGACTGGCTGACGCCCAGGGCGGTGAAGTGCGTGGCCCAGCGATCGACGGTGGTGGCCACCTGCCGTACCAGCTCAACGGCGCGGGGCTTTTTGATGCCGTATTCGTTGATCTGGCTGAGGGCGTTTTCAATGCTGGACTCGGTGCCCATGGTGCCGACGATGAGCGCCTGGTAGCCCAGTTTTTGCAGACTGGGCACGACGTCATAGGCGGGGGTGAGGTCGTAGTAGCCATCTGCCAGGTTGAGGCTGATGCTGTGGTTGCGCTCGTGGTCGTCGGTGTTGTCCATGAGGATGTTGAAGACCATGCGTTTGAACAATTCCTCGCGCATGGCGGCCTGCCGGTCTGGGTGGCCCAGGCGCAGCAGGATGGTGGCCAGGTTGCTGTAGCTTTGTTCCAGCCCCGCAGCGCGCAATGCGGTGTGGGCGGATTGGCAGTGCACGCGGTAGGGGCCCAGGCGGTCAAACCGCTTAATGGTGAGGGCATGGCGCTGTTTGCCGTGGCGCATGGGCAGCGGCAGCACGGCGGTGTTGGCGACGTACAGGCCCGCTTGGGCGGCCAGCGTCATGGTGGCGTGCTCGATCAGCGGAGTGTCCACGGGGTCGTCCAGCTCGCTGAACTTGATGACACAGGGGACGCTGTCGGTTTGCAGCAGGGCCTTGGGGCGTGCGCCACCGAGGGTGACGCCGGGCTGGATGAGGCGCTGTATCTCTGCGGTGATCGGGGCCTGGGTCTGCACGTCTTCCACCGCGGTGGCCAGCTGGGCCAGATCCTTCAACTGCGGATAGGGGCTGAGGTAGCGGGGCGTGTACTGATCGGCCGAGGTGGAGATGCCCAACGCGCCAAAGCGGTCGTCGCCGGCGAAGAGCAGCATTTCCAGAATGGACAGGCGCGCGGGGCGGTCGATGTGGCGGATGATGCGCTCGCCCCAGCGGTCAGGACGGGCGTCGTCGATGGCGCCGGGGGCGGTGTTTTTCTGGCCGGTGGTGAAGGTTTGCCCCTGGATGAGGGGCAGGTCTTCGCTGAGGGGAAAGTTCCACCACGCTGGCGCGTAGGTGAAGGTGGCGCAATCAGACACAAGCTGGGACAGGGCCACCTCACCCACCAGCGTGGGTGCGGCAGGGTTGACCATGGCCCAGACGTAGAGCCGGTCTTGGGGCACATAGGTGCGGGGCGATACGGCGTTGGGGTGGGTCATTTCTTTTTAGGGTCTGACTTGGCGAGGAGGGCGGCAAGGCCAGCGGATGCTGGGGCAGGCGCTGATTGCAGGGCTCGCGGCGTACCAAAATTGACTGGGCGAAGAGAGGCCGCCGGAAACACCTGGGCTGGTTTGGACTGCGTTTTACGCTTTGCCTTCACCTTGGCCACTTCCTTCTCCAGCGCCGCATGGTCGTGTTGCGGCGCGATCAGGTCGGCCAGCCCGCCGGCCTGGTTGATGAGCCACATGCACATCACGTACGAGGCCATGGCCACGGATGGGTCGCCGCGCTCGATGCGCGCCATGGTGGGCTGCGAGATGCCCAGCTTTTTGGCCCATTGCGCCTGCGACTCTCCACGCCGCTTGCGGGCGATGACGATGTTTTGTGCCAGCTGCTCAATTTGCTGGAGCACGGCTTGTGGGTAGTCGGTGGGCGATGTAATTTGGCGTGGCATGCATAGATGTTAGTGTTTTGTGGAAAACATGCAAATCTATGAATTGTTTATGAGTGCGATGCACGCAGATGCTGTGTCTTGAACCTGAAATTAAATCCATAGATGTATTTGTCTTGGATAAATAAATTCATCTATGAATAATTTTAGTCAAGAGCTTGTGCTTGCAGTAGCAGGCTGGCAGTGGCGCTTCAGCTCATGCCAGTGGGTCAGTACCAGGTGCTGCAGGTGGCCCACTTCAGCGATGTTGTGCAGGGTAAGGTCAGCCTGGATCTGCAGGTGCTCGGTGCTGGTGGCGTGGGTGGTTCGCTGTTCGTGGCCGGGGCGCTCGATGCGCCAGATGGTGCCGCCCATGTTGCGGATCATTTCTGCCTCGTTGTGCTTGTACACATCGGCCAGCACGATAGGGCGGCGGCAGCTGTGCATGCGCAGGTGGAAGATGCGGCTGCGGACGCATTCAAGCCAGTAGTCGGGGGCTTGTGTGCGGCGGTATTCGCTGCCCCACCATTCCAGAATCTGGCGTGGTGTGCGGGGCGTTTGCAGGTCGCCTTCTGCGTGGGCCTGCACACATTCCACAAACGCTTTGTCTGCGCAGTGCTGCAGGGCCAGCAGGCGCTGGGGGTGGGTCTTGCCAAGGGGGCTGGCCAAGTCCAGGATGCTGCAGCCAAAGGCTTGGGCCACTTCAGCATAAATGCCGTCGCTGAACGCCATGGCGCGGGCGTCTGCATGCGTTTCCAGCAGCTGGGCAACCGTGGTCTTGTCGGTGTTGTGATGGCCGGTCAGGCCTAGAACGATGGGGTGCTGTGCGGTGGTGTAGGGCATGGCGTTATCTGAATTTATGAGCGCGCTGCGTGCGTTGACGCTCGACTTCGAAGTAGTTCTGGATGGAAGTGCTTGCACCAAATGCGCTAACAGCTCTTTTTTCAATAGCGTTCAGCACGGCGCTGCGGCGACGGTCCTGGCGGGCCATGGCGGCCAGCACTTCATCCAGCGCGGTGGGTGTGGAGGGGCTTGGTGCTGACGCTGCGGGCCCAGGGGTAGATGCTGAGGGCGTAGGTGGCCGCGGCCGCGCCGTTGAGTTGCTGGGTGGTGAAGCGGGTGTGCTTGCCGCCGTCGAGAACGGTGACTTGGTAGGTGCGCAATGTGCGGGCCATGGCGGTGCTCCTGCGGGTGTGGCAGTGGGGGTGGACGGGGTCATAGGCTGGGCAGCACCAGGGGCTGCCCCAGGCCGGCGCGCACGCGGCGCGGTGGGGCTGGGGGCACGCCGGGCAGTGCGGGCTGGGCCTGGGCAGCGGTCAGGCGCTGCTGCAGTGCCTCTTGCGCCTGCAGGTGCCGGGCGCGCTGCAGGGTGGCGCGTATGTCGGTGGCGGTGCTGTTGGTGTAGACAAAGGCCCGGTCCGTCAGCCAAACGCGGGGCAGGGTCAGGCGGCCGGGTGGGTGCTGGTGCATGTCGTGGCTCCGGTGCGTGGACGAAAAAAAGCCCGCTCGGCGGCGGGCTGGGGGAAGAAAAAGCCGGTGCCTTGCGGCGCGCTGGGGGAAGCGGTTGAGGGAGGGAGGAGAAGCCCCCAGGCCCGGCTGGAAAGTGGTGCATGCAAACCCAAACACCCTGCGGCCAGGGCGCTTGGGTTTTCCCTCTGCTGTCGTGCAGAGGGCTACGCCGCTTGCGCGGTGGGCTTTGCTGATCTTGGCAACCCGGTTTGCCTCACCCTTTGACCGTGTACGCACTTTGGCGGCTGGATACAGCGGGACACTGCGCGGAGCACCCGCCATGCCGGGTGACGCTATGGCGCCGGACGAACCCCAAACCTGGGCTGGGGAGCAACATCGGCGGTGCAGGGCGAGAGTGGATAGGGAAGGCGTTGCAGTAAATTGCTCTGTCTCAACGCAGGGGAGGGGGCATGACAAGGCAGAGCAGCACTGAAATCTACAAAGGGCAGCGCCAGAAAGAAAAACGGCTGCTGTACCGGTGTTTTCCGTTTCGCGCCCTTGAGCGGCTTTGCAAGGCAAGGTTCTTCGCCTTGTTTGGCAACAAATGCTTCAAGTGCGGGGCTCCAGAGCTGCCGCCGCGTGTGAATTGCTTTCCGGTTTTGTGTATGGACCACCACATACCGATGGTTCTTGGGGGCCGGCTGGAGCCAGGCAACATCGTCGCGCTGTGTCGGCGCTGTAACGAGCAAAAGCTCGATCAGCCCCCTGAGCAGTTCTATACCCCCCAGGAGCTTGCACAGCTACCGGCAATCTTTGCGCAGCAGGCGCCGCTGTTTGAATTCACTTTTGATGATGATGCGTGGCGTCAAGATCCTGCTGCCTATCTTGTCAGGCTTGGGCTGGATGAGGTGCTGGTCGAGCAGTTGCTGCATGACGAGCTGCATCCGGACTACATCGGCATGCCTGATCCCCGGCGGATCGAGTTCACTATTTCTATGGATGTCAGCAGTTTGCTGAAAGACCTTGGCAAGGACACTTCTGGCTAGGCCTTCCCTATCCACTCTCTTGTTAAAGACCGGGGGCCAAGCCCCGGTCAATGCCGTGGCGCCCATCGCGGGTGCACCTTGCTGCGCGCCGTGGGGCGCTAGACCTTCCTCTTGCATCGATTCGGTACGGGGCGGATCGCTTCCCCTGGGTCGTTTCGCTGGAAGTGCTGCGATGGATGTAATTTACCTGTGGGTAATATTTACTGCAATACCACTGGGTAAGTTTATTGTGTATTTCACAAAGCCAGAGGGAATGTTTCTTGGTAGAGCTGGGTGCTCTCTGACAGCTCGTGCTGTGTAAGTTGGCTACAAACAACCAAAGGAGGTCGCCATGCAACTGAACCCCAAAGAACCGCGCAAGGAGCAAGAACCCAAGCCCGAGCCGATTGACCCGCCCAGCGATGCTCCACCGGTGGAGTCGCCGAGTGATCCACTGGATAAGCCGAATGTTTAAGGTGTAAAAAAGCCCGCACGGGGCGGGCTAGCAAGGCATCAAAGCAAGTTTTAGTTAGAAGCGGCGGGCGGTGCTTCTACTGGCTGTTGGACTGACGGAGCTGCAGGCAGTGCAGGAATTTGAATCACGATAGGTGCTGGCTGTGGAGTGGGGCTGGCGGTTTGCGCCTGTGCACCAGCTGCTTGAAAGGTGCTCACTGTCATCTGCTGTATACCAACCCCGGTACCAACGACCGTGCCAATCACAGTCAGCACAACGGTCAGCACTGCGCCAAAAAGCCACCATTTGAAGCTGGAGACCTCTTTGTCGATGTGATCCAGCTTGGTCTCGACACGGGCCAGCCTCTGCCTTGCATCTTCGGCAAAGTTTTCCAGCTTGGTGATACGAGTGTGCATGTCGCCATTATCGTCTGGCGGTTCAGAATTGGAAGCATGACTATTATGGCCATTGCTGACCCGTCGGGTAAATGGACGAATTTCAGCCATCAATGCCGCCTAACGCGTTAATCGTTTGTTCGGGGTCTCCGTCAATAATTTCCATATAGCCACAGGTTCTGCAGATGTGCCAGAAAAAAGGGCCTGCGTAGTCGGGGGCTGTTTGAGGTATGTCGCCAAGTCCCAATGCGAGTGCAACGTAGGCTTGCTTGGCAGACTTGTCAGTAAGCGCGACTAAGGGGCCGTGACCATATCGGCATGTCCGCTCTATCTCGGTGTTTGGCTGTCGTTTAAATATGCGCGCCATATTGTGTGTTCCTAAAGCTTTTTACCATTCCATGCCCACACTACGCGCCCTAGGACGTTCAGTTGGTGGTCGCCATTGAGTACGTCCACAGTCTTGATGTTGATGTTGTCAGAGCTGACTTCCATAGCCCCATCCATGCGGATGCGTACGCGCTTGATGTAGAGCTGGCCGCGCACTTCCAGTACATACACACCTTCCATGCTGGATGGGTCGCGTGAGCCGATGTCCACCAGCAGCACATCACCGCTGCTGAAGGTGGGGGCCATGCTTTCGCCGTGAGCGTGAATGAACTTCAGCTCTCGAATATTGCCGGGGCGGATGTGCTGGTTGATCCAGTGCGAGGACAGTGCTAGGTCACCCACCACGTAGTCGGCATCCAGCGCCTCATTGCCTGGGCCCATGCTGCCGCAGTTAGCAAGTAAGGGGATGCGAATCAGATCATCAGCGGTAGGCGTTGGCAGCCCCTCGGAGTTGTGATGAGCAAAGTGTGTGGGGTATGCGCGTGCAAGTGCCTCTGCGGTGTCCTCGCCAATCCTCTTGGCGCCGCTCTTGCCTGGTGGGTAGAGCATCCGTGAGACGTAGCTGGCGTCCTTGCCAATTTGCTGTGCAATGCTTGCAATCCCGCCGCGGCCCAGTTCATCGACAAGGGCTTGAAGTGTGGTGCGGCGTTGTTCGTACTTATCCATTCGCAGATTCCAGCAAATCATTACCTATAAGTAAATGACCCTTGGGTATTGCATTAATAGTTACCAGTGGGTAATATTTGTGCATGGAAAAACTCCTTGCCTATCTCAACAGCCTGCAAAAAGCACCGCGACAGCGGTTTGTGGAGCGTTGCAACACGTCCGAGGCTTACCTGCGTAAGGCCATCAGCAAGGGGCAACGCCTGGGTGAAAGCCTGTGCATCAAGGTAGACCGGGAGTCCGGCGGCGCTGTGCGCTGCGAAGACTTGCGCCCCGACGTGGACTGGGCCTACCTGCGCGATGCCTCCTTGCCCCAAGCGGTGCAGGAGGTGGCGCATGGCTAACCGCCATTCATTAGGTAGTGCTGCCGTGGTCAAGGACGTTGGCTTGTTCGCGGATGGCGCGCAAAAGGCTGTAGCGCATCTCGCGCATGAGGCCGTCCGCGCCGCCTCGCTCGCTTTGGTGCTTGCGGGCGCTGAAATAAATGCCTGCGCGGCTGACCAGTCGGTCAGCGCTGCGGGTGATGTACGGATCAAACCCCTTGAGTTCGTTGGCGATGAAGGCGATGCGCCGCAGGCGCATTTCATCGGCCTGGGGCATGGCGTTCGCCAGCAGTTCCTCGATTTCATTGCAGAGAGAAAGGGTCTTTTCCAATGACTGATTCATGCGGTGATCCTTTGACCGCCCGTGCGGCGAAGGTGGTGTTGGTGACTTTTTTCCGTGGCGAGGGCGACATGCGGCGCGAGGTGCTGCAGGTGTTTGCCGAAGACGGCGAATTGCTTGCCGAGCACGATGCGATCCACGAAGACCCGGTGTACGCCTCTTACTTCCTGCGCAAGCGCGCCACGCCCGAGATGCTGTGCATTTGGTCGGGGCAGCGGGCCGCTGCAGGGCAGGAGGTGCCCCATGGCTGAAATGGACGCCAAGAAGTTACAGCCTGATGACGGGCAAGGGCGTGGGAGTGGCCTTGAGCTTGACCTGCACTTTCCTGTTGCAGGTGTCACAGATGCAGTAGATGCCAGTGGCGCGCAGGATGCTCTTTTGCTGGCGGATATCGAGGCACGGCTGGCAAATGAGGTGAGGCGGCTCGTCGATGCGCTCAGGGAGTTCGGCAGCCGGGCGCAGCTGGTATGCAAAGAAATCCCCGATAACGCCCACTTTACAAAGCTGGTATCGAGCTCGTTCGCTTTGATGAGCCTCCAACTGGCTTACGCGCTCCATAAGGGTCTGGATAAGCCCATCTTTTTCGACGACGGAGTTGAGTACTTGCGTGAGCTGAAGCTGTGCCTCAGTGATTTTGTTCGTGAGATCGATCTGGATGGCCGCCGATTTTTGGCGATCGCGTTCATTGACGAGCAGCTTAACCAGCTCAGCGGCACTGCTGATGGTGGAGAACAGCGTTGATTCATTCATTGTTTTCTCTCCTTGGTGGTGGCGTACGCGTCAGCGCTGGCCTTGTGTTTGCGGCAACCAAGGCTGTAGTGCGCGATTCCCCCTTGCCCCAAGCGATGCAGGAGGTGGCGCATGGCTAAGTCCATTTCAGGTTGTGCCTTGCTCAAGGGCTTTGCCTGGTCGCGTATTGCGCGCAGCAGTTCCTCGATTTCGTCGCAGGTTGAAAGGATTCCATTCCATGAATGCATATGCGTTTCCTCCGCTTTCAGTGCGTACTGTTGAAGTGGTGCTTGTTGAGAGCCAGCGAGGTGAGGGCGACTTGCGTCGAGAAGTGCTGCAGGTGTATGCCAAGACTGGTGATTTGCTGGCCGAGCATGACCGTATTCATTGGGATCCGGTGTATGCGTCTTATGCGCTGCGCGATCAGGTGACGCCTGAAATGTTGCGTATCTGGGGTGGCGGACAACCTGATGTAGACGGGGTGGCGCATGGCTGACATCACCACCCTAGCGCTCGTTTGGCGGCCTCATTCAGCAGGTCTGCCGATGCCGCTGACAGCACACCACCTACCCAGCCAAGCAGTACCAGCAGGTATTTCTGCAGGCGGCCAATTACGCCGCGTGCGCGTTTGTTTTCTTGCAGTTGCTGCGCATACAGACGCCCCTGCAGCGTGGGGGCGAATGCAACGAGGGCGTCGATTTCGCCTGCCGCCGTTGTGCTGCTGCGGTGTACGTGCCCGGTAGCCATTCCTGCATGGATCAATTCGGCTGCGGCATCCCAGTTTTCAGCGGTGGGTGTCTGGCCACTTAGCAAATGAAGGTAGGTGTCTATGGGCTCGAACGAGCGTTTTTTCTGGATTGCGTTTGCTGGGGGCATGTTTATGTCCAATGTGGTGGGCGGCCTGCTGCCCAATGCGCTGCACCACTTTTGGCCTGATCGCTTTGACCGGCCCAAAAGCAGGCAGTGCGAGAAAGCCCCGCCAGCCCGCACAGCACCTGCTGCTTTGGTGTCTGAGGTGTCTGTGCCTTCTGCGAATCAGGAGGGGGCGCATGGGTGAGTCAATCCCAGAAGGTGCTTGCCCTGAAAAGTGGGCTAAAGCGCAGGCCATCAAAGCGCAGCTGGCCCTAGAGTTTGCGCAGGCGCGTGAGTGCAATGCAGGGCTTGAAGAAGTAGCCAGCATCACTGTTGTGCTGCACAAGAGTGGGCAGGTAAGTATGTCTAGCCTGTGCGGTGGTGGGCCAGACACTGGCCCTTGGCGTTTTGAGCAGGATTTGCTGGGCCAGCGTGTGCAGGAACTGGCCCAAGAGCTGCGAGACCGTTTGCTGTATGGAGTCAGGTTTTGATTTCGTATAGCTCGTTGAAGCGAATTTGTACTTCGCGCCGGGCACCGGGCATTCCACGCTCTTTGGGGTTCTGCACGCTCAGGTCGCCAGTACCGAAGTACACCAGATCGTCGTCTTTGAGGTTGTCGACCAGTTCTTTGAACATAAGTCGGAACTGTTGGCCGGTGATGGTCTTTCTTTCGCTCATGTCCGCCCTCCTTGGCGTCGTTGGTTGTGTCGGAGCTTCCATCGTAGCCAGGGCTGGGGCGGGCACCCCTTGCAAGGTGACGGGCGGCGCGCATGCCTGTTACCCCACCACGATGCGCTGCAGTCTGCGCAGGGCTTTGACTTCTTCGGCCGAGGCACTGCCGGTGACTTGCATGCGGGTGGTGGCGGTGTCCAGCCAGGCGTTCATGCGGTCGGCGCTGAAGCCGTGGCGTTCGCACTCGATGACGGTGGCCATGTGGGCCAGAAACTCTTCCAGCGCGGTGACGCGCAGTTGCAGGGCCTCGATATCCGTGGGCGCTGGGCTGGGTGTGGCGGGGGTGTTGGCGTTGGTCATGGTGCGGCCTTTCAACGGTGAGGGGGTGTGGCTGTGATGGGAGCTACTGTCTCAGTTGCTGCGGCCTTTGCCTATGGCGATATGAGCCCTGAGGCCGACATGGCCCGCGGCATGGATGTGCTGGATGCCGCCTTGCTGATTGCGCAGGAGGTGCCGGGCGGTGTGCCAGCCCTGGCGCAGCGCATGGGGGTGTCTGCCAACACGCTGCAGCACAAGCTGAACCCGAACAACACCACGCACCACCTGACGCTGAAAGAGGCCATGGCCCTGCAGGTGGTGTCTGGCCGCCCGTATGTGCTGCACGCAATGGCGGCGGGGCTGGACTACATCTGCCACCGCAGCCGGCCCGACGATGCGCAGGGTGATGCGCTGGAGGCGTTCATGCGCGTGCAGCAGGCCATGGGTGAGCTGACGGCCGCTGCGGCCGATGCCTTGCGCGGCGGCGGGGATGTGAGCCAGAACGCCAAGCGCCGGGTTGAGCACTTTGCCAATGAGGCCATGGCCAGCATGGCGCACCTGGTCAGCACCGTGGCCGCGCGCGTGCCGCAGCGGGGGGAGGGCTGATATGCACATCCAGCTGAGCGCAAAGGTGATCAACCAGGCCGAGGTGCTGAAGCAGTTGCACGGCCTGACCGGACAGCAGGCCGCGCGGGCCTACGCCAAGGCGCTGAACGATGTGGGGTTTGAGATTCGCCGTGCCATGCAGGACGAGATGCGGGTGGCGTTTGACCGGCCCACCAGCTACATCATCCGCAGCCCACGCGTGCGCATGGCCAAGCCGGACCGGTTGAGCGTGACGATCGAGCCGGCCTACATGGGCGGCAAGGGGGTAGATCCTCAAAAAATTCTGAACGCCCAGGCCTGGGGCGGCCGTCGCACCGACAAGCGCAGTGAGGTGGCGTTGCGCCGCGCGGGCATCTTGCCTGTGGGCTATCAAACGGCCATTCCTGACGACGCCCGCGGCGGCCCTTACCCCGGCAGCGATGACGGCCGGGGCAATCTGCGCGGGGCTTTTCTGGTGCAGTTGATCAGCTACTTCCAGGCGTTTGGGGAGCAGGGCTACAAGGCCAACATGAGCGCCAGGGGCTACCAGCGCGTGCACCGCGGCACCAAGCGGCAGACGGGGCGGCGCTACTTCGTTGCCTATGGCGCTCTGCGCGGTGGGCCGCGCATCACCCAAAAAGGCGAGGCAGACGAGCGCACAGCCCACTTGCAGCCCGGCATCTGGGGTGTGAGTGGCACCGGCGGTGCTGATGTGCGCCCGGTGCTGATGTTTGTGAAGCAAGGCACCTACCAGCCCCGCCTGGACATGAACAAGGTGGCCCAACGGGCCGATGCCGAGGCGTATCTGGCCCGGCGCATTCGTTTTCGCCTGCGGGAGGCCGCTGGCGTGTAGCCGGTGCCTGCCCAGATATCGAGAGGAGAGATCCACCATGCCACAGACCACCGTGACGGGCCGTGACACCAGCGCAGCAGCCTTTGCCGCCCTGGGCAACGAAGGGCGCCGCCGTCTGAATGAGCGCCTGTACGCATCCCTGCGCCATGCCCACCAGCGCGGCACACGCGACATGAGCCGCCGTGAGCTGCGCGACTACCACCACCAGCAGACCGGCGAGTGGCTGGAGCTGTCCAGCGTGGCCAGCACCGTCAACGCCTTGCTGGCCGCCGGCAAGCTGGAGGAGGGCGAGGTGCGCATGTGCAGCCTGTCCAGCCGCCAGCGCGAGATCACGCCCGTGCGCTGCAAGGCCAACCAGGCGCGGCTGGACTGATATCGAAAGCACTGTATGAGCACCATCATCATGTCGGCCTGCTGGCCGCTACAGGGCATGTCGCCTGCGCAAAAGGCCGTTCTGATATCGCTGGCCGATCAGGCGAATGACGACGGCTATTGCTGGCCGTCCATCAAGACCATCGGCATCCGCACCTGCCTGTCTGACCGGGCGGTGCAGGGCGCCATCAAGTGGCTGATTGCCGCCGGTTTGCTGCGCACCAGCACCCGCAGCGGCACGTCCACCGTGTACCAGCTGACCCCCGCAGCATATGCACCCCCGCAGGAAATGCGCCCCGCAGATGCTGCACCCAGGGGTGCAGGAAATGCACCCCCACCCCCGCAGCTCCTGCACCCCACCCCCGCAGATGCTGCACCCAAACCATCAATGAACCGTAATTTGAACCGTCAAGGAACCAAACCTCCGCGACGGCGCGCGGAGCCTGTCCCCAAACCGGACGACGTGACCGAGCAGGTCTGGTGCGACTGGCAGCAGCTGCGCAAGGCCAAGCGGGCACCGGTGACGGACACCGTGGTGCAGGGCGCACGCGCCGAGGCGGCCAAGGCCGGCATGACGCTGGAGGCCTTCCTGCAGCTGTGGTGCATCCGCGGCTCGCAAGGGCTGCAGGCCGCGTGGCTCAAACCTGCAGAACTGCCGCCGGGCCAACGTCTGCCTGCGGCCAACACCCACAAGCACGCTGCTGCCGCAGCTACGATTTTTGATGGAGTTTGGGATGCATGACGTGACAACGTTGACGGCTGACGCCATCCAGCAAGCGCAGGCCAGGGCCGCAGATCCGGGCGTGGACGCAGCGGCAGAGGGCATGCAGGTCAGCACCGTGGTGCGCAAGCTGTTCGTGCTGCTGCAGGGCAGCTACGGCAGCCTGTTCGTCAGCAAGTTCGCCACGGGGCTGAAGGACGGCCAGGGCCGCGACAAGGGCGTGCGTGCGGCCATGTCCGTCTGGCAGGCACGGTTGGGCCACTTCCCTGCCGACGTGCTGGAGGCGGCCGCCTACCGCGTGATGGCAGAGAACCCCGCGTTCCCGCCCAACCTGCCGCAGATCGAGGCGGCATGCCACGCCGCCATGCCGCGGCAGACCTACGCCCAGCAGCAAGGGCTGACCGCGCTGCCTCCGCCTGCACCTGCCCAGCCCGTGCAGGTCAGCCTGCAAGAGCGCAACGACGGCAAAGACTGGGCGCGCCGCATCGTGGCCCGGCTGAAGAACGGTGACACCAGCATCTGCCGCTACACCGCCATGTCGGCCCGCATGGCCCTGGGGCTGGAGGCCAAGCTGTGATGGCCGCCTGCGCCATGCGCCGCGCCGGTCGCGGGTCCTTCCCGGCCCGTCCAGATGCGGGTAATTCGAGCCGCGTTGTCGGACTGTTGTGTGGGTTCCTTAAGGGGGTTGTATTGTGATGAATGTGCTAGATAGCAAGCCTACGCAACAAGAGTTTGCTATGGTTGTTGGAGTGACGCAGCAAAACATCAGTGCGCTGACGGCAGAGGGCAAGTTGCCCAAAGACGCCACGCTGCGTGAGCTGCTGAAGGCCTATTGCGCTCAGCTGCGCAGGGCTGCAAGTGGTCAGGCGACGTCGCCAGAAAAGGTCGAGCTGGACCGTCAGAAAACCCTGCTGGTCAGAGCGCAGACCGAAGCCCAGGATCTCAAAAACTCCGTTGCCCGGGGCGAGTACGCGCCCATCGGCATCCTGGCCGACGTGCTGGCGCTGGCCAGCTCCGCCATCGTCGATCGGCTGGACCAGCTCGAAGGCCAGCTGCGTAAAGCATGCCCAGACCTGCCCGAGGACGCCCGCCACGTCGTGCTGCGCGTGATTGCCGATGCGCGCAACGAGTGGATCCGCTCCACCTCCAAGCTGGTGGCCGACTCGGTCGAGCGCATGGCCCAGTCTGAGGAAGATGAACACGACGCACTTGATATCAGCGAGGACGCAGTTTGACCGTATCGCTCCTCACTGAGGCCGTCGCCGCCATCCAGGCCGCAACCGAGTTGGGCCTCTCCAGCCTGCGCGCCGAGGTGCCCCAGACCCTCAGCGAATGGGCGGCTGCGCACTTCATCCTGGCGGGTGAATCCAGCCACCAGAAGGGCGGCTGGGTGGGCTGGGCCTTCCAGCAAGGCATTCTGGATTTCATGAGCGACGACCGCATCGAAGAGCTGGCCGTCAAAAAGTCCAAGCGCGTGGGCTACACCAAGATGATCACCGCCTTCGTCGCCTACAACATCGCCCACCGCCGGCGCAAACAGGCTCTGTGGCAGCCCACCGATGACGACCGCGACAGCTACGTCAAAAGCGAGATCGAGCCGGTCTTGGACGGCGTGGCTGCCGTGCAGGCCGCCCGCCGCCGTGGCAAGGGCGTGGAAGACACCATCAAATACAAACCCTTCCGCGACAGCGTGCTGCACCTGCTGGGTGGCAAGGCCGCCCGGGCCTACCGCCGCATCACCGTGGCCGTCTCCATCCTCGATGAGTGGAGCGCTTTTGACCAAAGCATTGAAAAGTCTGGCGACCCCGGCAGCCTGGCCAAAGGCCGCCTGGAAGGCGCGCCGTACCCCAAGTTTGTGGGCGGCAGCACCCCCCGCATCAAAGGCCTGTGCCATGTCGAGCGCGCATGCGAAGACGCCAACGCCTACGTGCAATATCAGATTGAATGCCCGCGCTGCGGTGCAGAGCACCCGCTGACCTGGGGTGCCAAAGAGCTGCCCTACGGCTTCAAATGGGTCAAAGGCCAGCCCCACACCGTGCGCCACGTCTGCCCCCACTGCCGCGAAAGCATCACCCAGGGCGACTACCTGCCCGGCGGCTGGCCCCTGGTGGGCACCTGGGTGTGCCGCAAAACCGGCATGCGCTACTGTATTGACCCAGCGGTTTCTGCACAGGTCAGGCTGCTAAAGCATAAGCCTCAGCGGGGGTCTTCATGCCCAGCGCCTGATGAGGGCGCCGGTGGTTATAAAAGCC